ATCATCCGTCATCTCACGACGCACGCTGCGGCAACGAACTGGATCGAGGGCCTAGATGGAGGGATTTCTCAAACAGTCCACCGCCGTCACCGTGACCGTTCTGATGATCGACTCAGCCGATCATATCACCGGAAAAAGCGGACTGGCGGCGGGCCTGACGATCTGGTGTTCGAAGGCCGGGGGGACGCCCACGTCCGCCTCGTTCACCACGGTCGAACTGGACGCCACCAACTGCAAGGGCCTCTACAGCCTGGCGCTGACCAGCGCGGCGACGAACACGATTGGCGAGTTTCAGTTACACATCACCGCGACCGGCGCGGACCCGACCGACCTGAAGTGGCAGATCGACGTGGCGACGCCTGGTGACATGCTCGCTTTCGCCGACGCGCTGCTTAATCGCGACATGTCCACCGGCACCGACAGCGGCTCGCCCACGGTTCGCACCGTGCGTCAGGCGCTACGGACGCTGCGGAACAAGGTCGATGTGACTGGCGGCGTGATGACGGTCGCGAAGGAGGACGACAGCACCGCGTCGTGGACGGCGACGGTATCAACGACGCCAGGCGCGAACCCGATCACCACCATCGATCCGGCGTAATACGCGATGGCGTTCGGCGACCTCAAAGGCACGCTGACCGGCGGCAATACATCAATTACCGGCGCGTCGATGCCGGGAGGCGGCAGCGTCACGGTCGCTGTCGGCGATCTGCTGGTCGTGATGGTCGCCGAGATTGGTGCCAATACCGTCACCGCCGTCACGACCGGCGCTTATGGACTGACGCTGACGCCGGTCAACGCCGGGACGTTATCGACCGTCGCCGGTAGACTCTTCTGGGGCATCTGCCTGACCGCCGGAACGATCAACCAGATCGACGCCGCCGCGACCACGTCGGCGGATGACTGGGCCATGGTCGGCGCGGTCTTCGAAGGTCAGTTCAACGCCCTGGATCGGGCACCGGCCAACACGACGGACGCGGTCACGCCGTTTACCTGTGCCGCGACCACGACGCTGTCCCAGGCCAACGAGATCATCATCGCCGGTATGGCTCTCACCAGGGGCCAGACCATCACCACCGCGACCTCGCCGCTGTTGATGGCGGTCAACGCCGCCTCATCCACCGCGAACGCGGCCAACTCGGCGTCGGCGTCCATCGGCAGACAGGTCGTCGCCGCCACGACATCGGTCACGCCGGTTTTCGCCACGGCTTCAGGCACGATCAACGGCGCGGTGCAGATCGTCGCGACGTTCCGGCAGGGCGCGCCACCGGGAACCGGCGCGGCATCCGGCGTCGGCGCGGCGACCGGCGTGGCCGTGCGTAGCATCCTGGCGACCGGCGATAACGCCAGGGGGATCGGCACCGCGACCGGCGCGGGCGCGCCGATCATCCAGGTGACCGGCGCGGCGGCGGGCGTCGGCACGGCCAGTGCCGATGGCGTGGCGGCTATCACCGTGACGGCGACCGGCTCGGCTTCCGGCGTCGGCGCTCTGAAAGCGAATCAGTATTTCGTCGTCGGCTTCCGCACCGCGCTGATCCGCTGGATCGGCGGTCTGTCTCAGGTTGACGCGGCGGCTCCCGGCGTCACGACGGGTCAGGCTTCCGGAACTGGCGCGGCGAGTGGCGTCGGCATCCGTCTGGCACGCGCCGATGGAGCGGCGGCGGGCACCGGAGCCGCCACTGGTGTCGGCATCGGCCTGTTCACGGCGACGGGGACGGCGGCTGGCATCGGTGCGGCCACGGGTGTCGGCGCACGCCTGGCTCGGGCCGATGGAGCCGCCGCCGGCACGGGCCTCGCCACGGGTGTTGGCATCGGTCTGACGCGGGCGGATGGCGCGGCGGCGGGTGTGGGAGCCGCCATTGGCGTCGGTATCGGCCTGTTTACCGGGACGGGTGCCGCCAGCGGTTTGGGTGTCGCGACCGGCGTCGGCGCTTCGCTGGCTTCTGGCGCGGGCGCGGCGAACGGCGTCGGCGCGGCGAACGGCTCCGCTTCCGCTGGTCTGGCGTCGGGTTCGGCGACGGGCCTGGGTGCCGCCACGGGCGTTGGCGTCGGCCTGACGGCGGGATCGGGTGCCGCGACCGGGACCGGAGTGGCGAGCGGCGTTGGCGCTTCGCTGGCGTCTGGCGTTGGCGCGGCGGCTGGTGTGGGCGTCGCCGCGGGAGCGCCGTCCGTTGGGTTGTGCGTCGGCCTGGCCAGCGGCGCGGGCACCGCCCAGGCGACCGGCACCTTCGCGCTCTCCGGAGCGGGTGCCGCCAGCGGGACCGGCACTGCCACGGCTGTCGGCGCTTCGCTGGCGTCTGGCGTTGGCGCGGCGGCGGCTGTCGGTTTCGTTTTCGGCTCGGCGTCGGCGGGCCTGACCACCGGCCAGGCGGCGGGAACCAGCACCGCCCAGGCGACCGGCGTTGCATTGTTCACCGCGACGGGGGCTGTCGCCGGGACCGGCACGGCGAGTGGCGTTGGCGTCGGCCTGGTGGTGATGACGGGTGCCGCCAGCGGCGCGGGCATCGCCCAGGCGGCCGGAATCGCGCTGTTCGGCGGAACGGGTGCCGCCGCTGGCGCTGGCGCGGCGAACGGCGTCGGCGCTTCGCTCGCCACTGGCGCGGGCATGGCGGTGGGCCTGGGCGCGGCGTTTGGCTCGCTGTCCGCCGGGTTCGCTTCCGGCGCGGCGTCGGGTCTGGGGACCGCCGCGGCGACCGGCCTTTGGTTGACGCGAGCGGATGGTGCCGCCCAGGGAACAGGCGTGGCGACCGGCACTGGAACCTGGGCATTCGCCGGCATCGGCGCGGCGGCGGGTCTGGGTATGGCTACCGGGTTTGGCCGCGCCAGGATCGGCGACGCTCAGACGCGGGTTTTGGTAATGGCGTGATGAAAAATAATTTGGCTCGACAATCTGTTGCCTTTAGTGAGGTTTTCCGCTGACGTGAGATACTGAAGGTTCCAAAGAACATGTAGACCACACACGTTCTTTCCTTTGATGGGAACTATGTGATCAACATGAAGCCCTGGAGGACAGGCGGCGGCGAAAGAGCGGATCGCATCCAGATCCGCCCACGACGGCGTCGCCTGACGAACGCGTTTGGATCTGACGATGTTGTTGAGAAGGACGCGTTTTGGATTGTTGCGATAGGCTCGTTTGTAGATTTCGCGCTCTCTCTCTGGGTTTTCTTTTCTGCGCCTCTCCTGGGCCAGACGACCTTCTTCCCTTCTCTTTTCCAGATGCTTCAAGCGGCTTTCGCGAACAAACGCGGCTCTCGATCCAGGGTGGTCGTCATGCCATTTCTGGTGGCGCTGGTCAGCCTTCTCACGGTTGGCCCGGTACCATTTCTGGTTATTAGCGGCCAGGCATGCGATGCAGTTTCTTGCTATGGTGCGCGCTGAGACGTGACCGTTTTTGCAGGGTTTCCCCGTGAAGTAATGGATTGAATTGGATATGATCGCTTCGTGGCGAGTCGCTGGGAGAGTATCCGACATGTCTACAGGATAATGGAGAAACGCCATGATACAAAACTCTCCCGTGGTGGATCTGAGCCACTGGAACACCGTAACGGACTGGCACGCCATCAAGCGGAGTGGCGTGATCGGCGTGATCCATAAGTTCTCTCAGGGCACCGGCTATCGCGATCCGATGTTCGATGAGGCGCGAGCCGGGTGTAAGGCGGCTGGGCTGTTGTTCGGGCGTTACCATTTCGCGGAGGGATCGGACACGATGTCTCAGGTGCGGAACTTCCTCGCCGATTATGAGGACGGGGAATTATTGGCCCTCGATTGGGAAGACAACACGTCCTCGACCGGCACCATGTCGCTTTCACAAGCTGTGCAATTCGTGACCGAGGTCGAGGGGCTGACCGGCCAATGGCCCGCTCTCTACTCGGGCCATGTGTTGAAGGAAGCACTGGGGGCACCCAATGCGACCTTGTCCAAATGCCGGTTATGGTTGGCGCAATACGCCGACCAGCCGGTCTGCCCGCCGGGTTGGGACAAGCCGTGGCTCTGGCAGTGGACCGATGAGGGCAAGAACCCAGGCGTCACCGGCAACGTCGATCTGGATGCCTTCGAAGGCTCCGAGGCGACGCTGCGCGCGGAGTGGTGCGGTCTTGATCGTCCACCTTTGCTGGTGCCGGAACGGCCCGCGCGACCGGAGCGGCACCCGCGCCCTCCAACGGACCATGGCGACGTTATCCCCAGCGAATACGATTACATCAGCCTGATCGTGCCGGGTTCGGTCGAGGGTGGCATGCTGACCCTGCGGGTGCCCGCCGGCGTGGGTCTGCTGATCCATACGACGGGTGACCGCCGCGACATTGTCGTTTCGGGCTAGAGATGGTGGACCAGGCCAAGGGCGTTATCGACCGTGCCCTGGCCTTCATCGGCGACAAACCATGGAAAGCCGCGTTCGTTGTTATAGCGTTTCTTATATGCGGCAGCGCCTGGGTTTTATATGAGAAGCGCGACGAGATCATCGAAGCGTGGCTGACGCCATCGGCACCGGAACTGCGGAACGATCTGATACCAGAGGCACTGGATAAGCTGGTCACCGAAACGAGTGCCGATATGGTACAGATATGGGCGGTCGATCTCGCTTCTAATTCGCAATGGTTTCTCGCCGCGCGCCGCCAGGATGGCGAGAGGCCGGTGATCCCGCCGCCCCGGCGACTGCCGATCATTGTTCACACCAGCGACGTGCGGGCGCTGATCGACGTGATGGAGGGTCACCCGACCTGTGTTGAAATGGAAGCCAGCGGATCGCCGCTGGCGCGGCGACTGCACGACCGGGGGATGAAGCGCGCCTGTGCGATCCCGATCCCGCCAAACCCAGACAGTTTCGTGGGCGTGATATATATCGCCTGGCTACCTACTAATCTACCCGATCAAAACGCCGAGAAGGTGGCGGTCGGCGCGGCGCGGGAGATCGCCAAGAAGCTGGCGACACACTGAGGAGGGTCACATGATCATCGCGTCGAACCCTTACGAGGCCATCGGTTGCGTGGTCGATAACGGCCACTGCATGCGGCATGTGCAGGAGTGCCATGCCGTGCCGCACAGTTCGGCGCTGCGGCGTGGAGCCAGGGTGGGTCCGGATACGCCGCCGGGGGCGATCATCGCCACCTTCAATGCCGCCGGTCGATACGCCAACCGCACGGACGGCTCGTCGCACATCGCGGTGTTCCTGAGTTATAACGATGATGGATCGATCGATGTTATAGACCAATGGCGCGGCCAGCCGGTGCATGAGCGGACGATCCGCGACAAGGGTGGAGCGGGCACGGCGAACAACGACGCGTCGCGATACCACGTCGTCGAAACAGCCTGAGAGGAGATCGCCATGCCACGCAACGTCCTCGTATTCATCGTCTTGATCGTGCTGTTGATCGCGGTGCTGCCGTCCTGGCCGTATAGCGCGTCCTGGGGCTACGCCCCGACCGGCGTTCTCTCCACGGTATTAATTATCGTGCTGATCCTGGTCTTGCTTGGCATGCTCTGACCGCGGCCGCGTCCCGCGGCCGTACACACCCGTCTCTGCCACCTCGCCCAGAGCCTCGCGGCTCTGGGCTTTTTTGTTGTCCGCGTTTTCGGCGGGGCCAAGGCATTCGCAGCTTGTGAGATGCAGCATCAGGTTTTGTCCCCATCGGGTTTCCAGAGGTCCATCTGGGCTTCCAGGTCGGTGCGGATCTCGGTGAGGCTCGCCTGTGCCCTGGCGACGCGGCATTTCAGATCGGCGTTCTCGGCTTCCAGGGCGACGATCTCGTTGATCAGCACATCGACCGCGAAGACGGCGCTGGCGCGTTCAATGCCATCAGGGACGTGCCGCAGGGCGGCGTGCAGGATCAGCCTCGTGCTGTCACGGTAATCGTTCATGGCACCAGCTTCTCCCCCGGCCCCTCGATGCGCCAGCCGTTGTTGGCGTGGATGATGACATTATGGGGGATCTCGCGGTTCTGTCGGTCGCGCAGCGTGCCCTTGATCCAGCAAGCCTCCCCGACATTCCATTCCCAGCACACCTTGATGTCGGGCAGGACCGGCGGGCCACCGTAGCCAGGGGCGTGGTCGGCCTCGCGGCGGGTGATCCACCAGAAGCCGCGCAGCGTGGGGTCGGGCGGTTCGATCCACCCGATTGGTCTGTCGGTCATGGTTGCTCTCCCCGCCTGAAGTGTGGCCCCGGCGCGTATTCCAGGGTGAAACTGTCGTTCGCCTCAGTGCCCAGGACACGCTCGGTGCCGTCGTCAAACATCACAAGAGTCCACGCCGAGAACATGGGGTTCTCGGGCTGGGCGGCGGTGATGGTTCGCCACTCGGGGCCATCGGCGCGCAGCCGCACGATGCCGCCGCGGGCGATGTAGTTATTGATCTGGTCGGCGCGGCTCATGGCTGTTCGTCCTCTGATATGAGCGTGACGGTGTCCTCGAAGCTATTATCGAAGCAGCGCAAAAAGGCGCGCCACTCGACCTCACGGAAAACCAGCGCGCCGTTCATCGCGAAGCCGCCACCCTCGATATTGGCGGCGAACAAGCGCGCGTGGACGTGGTGGCCCTGGCGCTTCCACCGCACGCGGAAGTGGCTCACGTCGCCACCGCGATGAGGACCAGGATGGCGGCGGTCAGCGCGATCACCATGAGGCTGTCGGGAAGCCATTCCAGAAAGACCTCCAGCCGCTCGGTCAGGCGGCGGCGGTGGTGACGGTGCCAGGCGAGAGGATGATTGAGCATTGGGTTTCCCTTCATATGCAATTCGCTCATCGCACCGATTCGGTGTGGCGGTCAATGGGGGAATTTCCTATCTGCTGTTGACCGGATTAAATAATCATGTAGGGATATTTCCCATGTATGATACCGTTGAAGTAGAATTACTGCGGGCCATTGAAGCGTATCTGCGGGCCACGGGAGAATCCCAGACGGGGTTCGGCAAGCGCGTGGCGGGCGATGCGCGTCTCGTGGCGGATATCCGCAATGGCCGCGGCATTGGGCCAAAGCTGCGGCGCAGGATCGAGGCGGCGCTGACCACCACGCGAAGGAACGAGGAACATGAGCGAAGTAAAAACCAGGAAGCCGCGCGCGAAGGCGGCGGCGACCGGTGAGGCGGCGACTTCACCGGTTGTTCCGGTGGTGTTGAACGAGGTCAGGATCGTCAACAAAGTCTTTAACGCGGCGCTGAGCCGCGCCACCTCGCTGATCGCGCGCACCAACACGCTGCCGATCCTGGGCTGCGTTTCGTTGGCAGCTGGTAACGGACGCCTCACCATCGAGTCATCGAACATGGAACAGGCGATGCGGCAGAGCGTCGAGATTTCCGGCCAGGGTTTCGGTGGCGGCTGCGTGGACGCGGAGCGGCTGGTGGCGGTGGTCAAGCGGCTACCTCCGGACGGGGAGACGACCTTGGACTTTACCGGCGCGGCGCTGGTGTTGCGTTGCGGCACGGTGCGGGCGACGCTCACGGCGTGGCCGGTCGCCGACTTCCCCGTGTTCAGCGTGCGTGACGAGGAGAGCGTTTCCTTCGCGATGCCGGGGATCGCCCTGGCCACCATTCTGGAAGCGGTCGATCACGCGGTCAGTCAGGAGCAAACCCGGTTCTATCTGTGCGGGGTCTGCCTTGAGGCCGTGGGCGAGGGGGAGGACGCGAGGTTGCGCGCCGCGGCGACCAACGGCAACGACCTGGCGCTGGCGACGACGGCCCTGCCAGAGGGAGCCGAGACGATGCCGCGTATCATCATCCCCTCCCCGGCGGCGGCGGAATTGAAGAAGACGTTGCGCGGCCACGAGGTGGTCGATTTGAAGGTCAATCCCGCCGCCATCGTGGTCACCATGGGCGACCTCGTGCTGTCCTCCAAATTGATCTCGGCGAGTTTTCCCAACTGCGACCGGGTCGTTCCTGGGCCTGGGCCGCATGTGCTGACGGTCAGTCCCAAGGCGCTGATCGACGTGATCGAACTGGCCTCGCTGTTCACCAAGGACGAAAAGAAGAAGCCGTGGGTCCGCATGGCGTTCACCGATCACGGGGTGGGTGTGCGCGGCGGCGAGGGCAACGACCAGATCGTCGCTGAACTGCCCGCCGAATCCTTTACCTATGCGGGGCCGCGGCTGGAACTGAACCTGACCGCCTTCTCGCTGGTCGAACCGGCCAAGGTCATGGCCACCTGGCGACCGGAAGCGCGGCTGGTATTTTCGCTGTGGCCGGAAGCGCCGTTCCTGTGCGTGCCAACGGAGGGCGAGGATGTTATTTTCGTGAGCGGCCCGCTGAAGGGATGACGCAGCCCTGGACACGCTCGCATCGCGCCGACCCGGTGGCGGCGCGGATCGCGGATCGACACTACAACCGCCAGAAGATCGGTGCGCCGCAGTTCGTCCCGCCAGGCTCCTGCGCCGTGTTCATCACCCGGTGCGGTCGCGGGCTGTGGGTCACCTCCGCGCCGATTGCCCGGTATGTGCGGCATGCCTGGGCCGGGGCCTGGGTGTGTTCGGTGTTCCGCTCGGAGGGGGCTGGCGTGGCGTCGGATCTGATCCGCATGGCGGTCGCCGCGACACGCGCTCACTACGGCGTGACGCCGCCGCTCGGCATGGTGACGTTCATCGACCGCGATGAGGTCAGGCCGATCATGGTGCGCGGCACGCCCACCTGGGGCTGGACCTGGCGCAAGGCCGGGTTCCGCGTGGCGGGCGAGACGAAGGGCGGCTTGCTGGCGTTGCGGCTGTGCCCGGAGGATATGCCGGAACCCTGCGCGGCGGGGCAGCGCGCCCTGTTGGGGACGGCGCTGTTCGATACCGCCATGGACTGGCGACACGATCAAACCGGAGGACGTTATGAATGAAGGCACCACCAAGCGGAGCCACGCTCTGGGAGGTTCGGACCCTGGCCAATCAGTATCTGGGCCTGGGCGGGATGAACATGCTGGATCAACCGGATCATTACCGGAAAGCGATCATAGCCGAGGCGCTGTGCCTCTTGGCCGATACGATACAAAAGGAACGTGGCGTGCGTACAAACCCCGCGGAGCGGGACGTTACCGTCCGCTCATTCCCGCGGTCCAGTTGAGGGTCTGCCGTCAGATGGCGGATGATCTGCGCTGGGAACATGGCCAGGGCATGCCACCGATCATGTTGACCGGCGGCGGTGGCGACATCGTGTCGATCACCCGCCTGGAAGCGGCGATCCGGATGGATGCCCAGGCGGCGCGCTGGGAACTTGAGATCAGGACCGGCGAGTTGAACCTGTATGATCGTAAGCTGATGGGAGCGGCTCCGCGATGACGTGGCGGCTGAAGCGCACGCGTCAGTGTGTTTCCTGTCCATGGCGGGTGGCGACGGACCCGGCGCGCGATATCCCCAATGGTTACGATGTCGAGAAACACCGGGCGCTGGCCTCGACCATCGCCACGCCGGGTAGCTGGGTGGATAATCCCGACGTCATGGCGTGCCACGAGACGGAGGACAGCCACTGCGTCGGCTGGTTGGTGAACCAGCTAGGCCCAGGCAACAACATTCCGCTGCGGATCAGGATCAGGAATTGCGAGAATGCCGGGAATATCCGGCTGCGCGGCGAACAGCATGAGATGTTTGAGGATACGTTACCGGAATGATATGCGCGCGGCCAGGATGCGGACACGAGATCCCAACGGGACCGGGGCACAGGGCGATGAAGAGCAAGAAGTTTTGCTCATCGGACTGCCAGCAGAAATGCCAGCGTGGCAAAGCCGATAAGGAGCGGCGCGTGGCGTGGCATCTGTTCCGATATATGCAGAGGAATTCGCCAGTGGCGTTGGCTAAACTGATGAAGATGATGAGCGAGGAGAGGGAGAGGAATGTACGACCGAGGGGAAAGCCAAAAGGAACGGGCGTGGCATCCGGCGGCACTGGAATTGCTCGACCGGCTGGTGCTGTCGAACATGTACGTCGGCGCGATCAGGGGTAGGATGCGGGCGGTGCTTGGTTGGTATCCCTCAGAGCATGAGGTGCTGTGGCAAGCGGGGCGGTGGAATCGCAATCCGCCGCCATCGTCGCCCTCGCGGCCAGCGAAGCCAATGCCGGCACCGGATCGGCCAAAGCTGGGACCGGGCGGATTCACCATGCTGGGAGGACGCGCGCGGTGAGGCTATGCTCGGCTGGCGTTGACCGCGACGGGTTCCAACTGTCGGGCGGCGGAACCCCGTGAGCGGTGTTCACTGGAGCAGCGCGCCGCCCGACCGGGTGATCACGATGAAGCGTGGCCCCTCGACCAACGCCTTGTGGATCAGAGGAAATGGGCGGGCACGCGTGCGCTCACCCGACTATGTGAAGTGGATCAACGAAGCGGGCTGGGAAGTGAAGATGCAGATGGTTGGCATGCCCATCGTGGCGTGCCGGTTTAACTGCGTCATCGAGGTTCCTGTTAGCCGCCGTGACTCGGACAACTGGATCAAGGCGACGCTGGATCTGCTGGAGCATGTCGGCGTGATCAGCAATGACGGCAATGTTTCTGAGTTGGCCGTGCGCCCCGTGGAGCGTTCGGATGTCATGGTGGCGCTGTGGCTTTTACCAGGCATGACCGGCGTCAGGCCACAGGCCCCACCGCGCTACGTGGGCAAGGAATGGCGTCGGCCAAAGGTGAAGGGGTTGCAATGGCGGTTGCCGTTGTAGGCCGCGCCACGTTCGCGTGGGCGATCCTGCACCGTTCGGCGAACCTTTTGGACGGCGACCGCTCGTGGTTGGAGGGCGCGCCGAACGGCACGACCGGCACCCGGCTGTTCGCCACCCGGCGCGAGGCGCGAGCCTGGTGTCTGGAACAGCATGGCTGGATCAGGCGACGGCCAGACGCGCGAGTCGAGCCGCATGGCATGTTCATACCCAAGGTGGTGCGGGTGCGAATCGAGATTGAAATTTACCCTTGACGTGACCCGGAAATGGGTGACAACTGGAACCCACGATGAACGAGACATCCAAACAGTCCGTGAATTTCACGAGGCCGCAACTCAACTATCTGCGAGACGAGGCGGATAGACTCGGAATCACCGTGTCTGATCTGATCCGCCGTATCGTGGATCAATTTCGAGGAAACAAACATGCCAGACGGAATCGTGACGAAGCGGCGAACTAAGCTGTTGGGGACGGCGGCGACGGTTATTAAGCAGCGGCATCCGACGATGCTTTTGTATGGTGGAGCGGGCGTCGGCAAGACGATGCTGACGACACAGTTTCCTGATGTATACTTTATTGATTCCGAGGGTGGAGCGACACAGCCAGAGTATCGCGGAAAGCTGCGTGACGCTGGCGCTTTGTATCTTGGTCCCGACGATGGGGCCGCATCGATGGATGTGGTGCTGGATCAGGTTCGCGCGCTGGCGACGACACCGCATGATCGCAAGACCCTGGTCATCGATTCGATCACCAAGCTGTTCGCCAACGAGGTGGCGCGCGAAGCCGAGAGGCTGTTTGACGCTGGCAAGAAGAACGAGTTCGGCGCTGACAGAAAGCCCGCCGTCAATCAGATGCGCCAACTCGTGGCGTGGCTCCCCCGACTCTCGATGAACGTCATCCTGACGGCGGGTGAGGTCGCTGAGTGGGGCCTGATCAATGGCGAGCGGGCACAGGTCGGCACCACGTTCGATGCCTGGGTACGCCTGGAATACGAACTCGATCTGGCGATCAACATGTTCAAGGCCGGTTCGCGCAGGATGGCGCGGGTGCGGAAGACCCGGCTGGCGGCGTTCGCGCAAGGCGACACGTTCGAATGCACTTATGAAGAGTTCGCCGCGCGCATCGGCGGCGTGATCGAGGAAGCGCCGGAACCGGAGAAGTTCGCGACACCGGTCCAGTTGGCCGAGGTGGCGCGGTTGCTGGACATCGTTCGTCTCGATGAGGGAACGGTCGATAAGTGGCTCGCCGCCGCCAACGTCAGTTCGTGGGATGAGATGTCGGAGGAGCGGGTGGCCAAGGCCATCGCGTATCTCCAGGGCAAGATCGCCCCGGCGGGTGGGTGATGGAGGGGTTCGATTCCGCCTACATCGAGATCGGCCTGAAGGATGAACTGACCGCGATCAACGCCATGGCGGCGGCGGAATGCACGATCATGGCGATGCGGCGATATCCGTTCGCGGAGATCTCGCTGGTGATCGGCGGCTTCGATGACGATCCGCGCGAGGTCTGGGACATTCCGGAAGCGAAAGAATATTTCGAGATGTTCATCGACGCGATGTTTATTCTCAACGCGCCTCCGGCCAGGCAATGGCGGATGGATAAAGCCACCATGGGTGTCGTCGCCATGTGTTGCGGTTTCGGAAGGATCATTGGCCGTGATCCAAAGACCGGTGCTTACGATATCCGGATCGCCTGGAAGGAATGAAGTTCGTTCCGGTGCCCTCGCGCTCGCCGCGGATCTTGCGGAAGGAGACGCTGGACACCGACCCGCCCATCGCACTGGAGCTGGTGTTCGATCCAGTGGCGAAGCGAAACATCCTGTCACTCGGCATCGGGCGCGGCCCGGTGCGCCGGGTCTGGCTCGATGAAGGCAACGTCGCCAGACTGGTGTCGTTGATTGTGTCTTTAACAATGGAGCGCGTACGATGAAGTTAGTCACCACGATTTCGAAAGAAGAGGCGGACAAGGGCGGCAACTTCGTGCCGTGGCCCGCGGGCACCTATGACTTCGAAGTGGAGAACGCGGAGGACGAGATGTCCAAGGCGTCCGGTCGTGAGCAAATGAAGCTGACCATCAACATCTTCAATGATCGGGGTGAGCAACGGAAGATATTTGATTACCTGGGCGCGGATGAGAAGTCGGCCTGGAAAGTCAGACACTTCTGTGGCGCGGTGGGCCTGATCCCAGAATATGAGAGCGGTGAACTGCAAGCTTATGACTGCATGGGTAAGCAGGGGCGGCTCACCATCAACGTGCGCCCCGCGCGCGGCGAGTATGGTCCGTCCAACAGCGTGCGCGACTACGTGCAGCGTGATGAGAGCGCGACCGCCTCGCGGCCAGCCACGCCGCGACCGGCGACCGCCGCCCCGGCGGCGCGCAAGCCGGTCCCGGCTGGCAACGTGGATGATGACGCCATCCCGTTCTGATCTGGAGGTTTTCATAGACCGGATCGAGGGGAGGTTGTTTGGCGAATTTTAAGGATGACGACGTGAACAGGGGTGTGCCGGGTGTCGTGCGGGATTTTATCCCGCCCGACACGCCGCCGCACTGGACCGGCCTTTTGTGGAAGAACAAGGACGGCTCGCTCGGCATGACGATCAATGATTTGCTGAACTGGCCGATCCATTTAATCGGCACTCTTGAAGCTGGCGTCTATTACTTTCGTGGCTGGCGCGGCCAGGTGCCGGCGGAAATTCATTTCCCGCTGATCGACGGGCCGCTGCCCGATGATGGTGAGGTTAAGGAAGAAGAATGACGCGCCAAGGGTCCACCTCGTTCAGCCATGAGGGGCCGGAATGCCCTGGCTGCGGCCACACATGGAAACTCGATGAGTCACACTACTTCGATGAGGGCGGCTACGAATTACATTGTGATGAATGCGAAACAGATTTTTCCGTGCAGCCGACCGCCCTGTGGTCGTGGACCGGCAGGAAAATAACAGAGGAAGAAGATTAATGGACGCGAGCGTGAGTGGCGGGGCCGGTATCATCCTGACCGAGGATCAGGAACGGGCGAAGCGGGAGATCGAGGCGTCCATCGAAATGCGGCGGCGGCATCTGCTGACCGGATCAGCCGGGACCGGCAAGACCACCCTGGTGCAGATCATCGCCCGCGAGGCGTCGGCGCGGGGCGTGGACGTGCGGCTGGCCGCGCCGACGCATAAAGCGGCGGGGGTGTTGCGCGCCAGGCTGGGACTGCCCTGCGGGACCATCCATTCGCTGTTGAAGCTGCGGCCAAAGACCGACCGGGACAAACAGGTCTTCGTTCGCTCGGCCAACGCCAAACCGGTCGATGGCACGCTGTTTATCCTGGACGAATGCTCGATGCTCGGTGAGGAGTTGATGAAGCATGTCAGGCGTTGGCTCGATGGCAAGGCGGTTATCTTCGTGGGTGATCCGGCCCAGATTCCGCCAGTGGGTGAGGATCACTCTGAATCGTTTGAGGTGGTTCCGGCTTCGCACCTGACCACGGTGGTGCGCCAGGCGGCGGGCAATCCCATCATCGCCGCCGCCCAGGCGATCCGGCTGACGCAGGACGATCCGGACGCGGCGATGGACTGGTCGTGGTGCGCGCCTGTCCGCGTCGGCGATCTCGGCGTGTTCGTGCCACCCCGTGGCCAGATCGATGTATGGCTGAAGAAGGCGTTCATGTCCGAGGAGTTTTTGGACGATCCGGATTTCGCTCGCTACCTGTGCCACACCAATGATCGCGTGCTGCATGTCAATACGCGTGTCCGGGTCTGGAAGTATGGCGAGGACGCGAAGCGGTCGCCGTATCTGCCAGGCGAGATGCTGTTGATGCGCTCACCGTTTCTCATCGGTGATGAGATCACCATCGCCACCAACGAGGAGGTGCGCGTTCTGGCGATTGTTTTATCCACGCAACGTGGCGTCGGCACCTGGGCGATCCAGGTGAAGACCGACAAGGACGAGACGCATCTGATCCACGTTCCGCGCGACTGGAACGAATACCAGATGGCGTATGCCAACTTGCGCGATGAGTGCCGCGGCGGGAGCCAGGAGTGGGACGCGCTGCACGAGTTCACCGGAGCGTTCGTCAGGGCGCAATCGATCTACGCGATGACGCTGCATGCCAGTCAGGGATCGACGTTCCAATGGGTGTTTTTGGACATCCCCAACACGCGGGCGCGGATGATGGATAACCCGCTGGAAGTGCGGCGGCTTTTGTATACCGGTGCGACGCGCGCGGCGAAGGGTCTGGTACTGGTGGGGGTGTGATGACCAGCTTCTGGAACGGCGAGCCGACGTTCCCCGCCAGGATCACTTTTAGTTTCGGGGACGAAGCGGTGAAGATCGTCCTGAACGCCGATGGAACGTATGAAGGCGACGCGGCGGCGATGCGGGCCGCGATGGAGCGTTCGCGTGGCGGTGAGTCGCATCCGGTGATCCTCGCCTGGCTGCTGCTGCGGGCGATGGAGAAGGGCTGACGGGTTTCACGACCGGCGTATAACGGTCGCCCCCAAAGGGGGTGATGGTGGGGGGATGGGATGCATCCGGATCTGGAACGCTGCGCCCTCATGGGTTGGGCGCTCTACCCCTGTTCAAGGACCGGCAAGGCCGGTCTGTGGAAGGGTGCCCAGGCCGAGGCGACGAGCGACCTGAACATCCTGTCGCGCTGGAGCCGGGACCATCCCTCGTGCAACTGGCGGGTCGTGTTTGGCCGGTCGGGGATATGGGGCCTCGATGTCGATAGTCTCGAGACTCATGCTCGCGACGGGCTGGCCTCGATGGCGCGGCTGGTCGGCGAGCATGGGCCGTTGCCGGCGGGGCCGCGGGCCAGATCCGGCGGCGGCGGGGTGCTGCTGTTCTTTCGTGATGGGGGTGGGCTGGCGATTGTCGGCTCATCCGAGAGGCTGGGAGAGGCCTGGGCCGGCATCGATCCCAAGAGGGGTGCCCAGACCCAGACCGTGCCGCCAAGCGTTCACACGGTCACCGGGCGGGCTTACCGGTGGCTGGTGCCGCCATGGGAGCTGGCACCGCCCGACGCGCCGGAATGGTTGCGGACGGCGCTGCGGACCCCGCCGCCGCCGGTCTACGTGTCGGCCACGCCTCAGTCCAACGATCAGGCCGCGAAGCGGCTCCTGAAGGCGTCCTGGGCGATCAGAGAGGCGCGCGAGGGGCAACGCAACATGGTCCTGAACCGGCGCGCCTGGAGCATCGCCAGGCTGGTGGGGGCGGGGTTGCTCGATGAGCGGGAAGCGGTCGATGTGTTGTATGCCGCCGCTCGCGCCATCGGTCTTGATCATGACGAGGTCCGCGGCACGATCCATTCCGCCATGGTGGCGGGACGGCGGAAGCCAGCGGAGATTGGCGCATGAACGATGCGGACGGCGATAACGTACGACCCTTCGTTGCTCCCAAACCCGACTGGATGGGGCTGCTTGAGCGATCCGCCAACGGCGGCGATCCCTGGCCAACGGTGGCCAACGCGATGTTGGTCCTGGCCAACGACGCGAAGTTCGCGGGCATGCTCGGGCACGACACGTTCTCGGGCGAGCGGGTGCTGCGGAGCGCCCCGCCACCGTTCCAGCAAGACAACCTGGCGGCTCCCGGTCCTTACCCGCGTGGCTGGACGAACAGCGACATCTCGCTGGTGCTGGGATATTGCCAGCGGGTCTGGGGCCGCAAGTGGACCCGCTCAGTGATCGCCGACGCCATGGAAGCGGTCGCCGAACAGAACCCGTTTCATCCGGTTTTGAACTGGATCGACGGTCTGGTGTGGGACCGGGTCGAGCGGATCGACACCTGGCTGATGACGGTGTTCGACCCGGTCAATGAGTTCGACCGCAATGGCGACGAGGTGGAATTCGCGCGCTGGGAAGCCCGCGAGCAATACTATTCCGCCATCGGCTGGAAGATGCTGGTCGCGTCGGTGCGGCGACTGCGCCGACCGGCGGTCAAGTTCGATTCCATCCTGATCCTCGAGGGCGAACAGCGGCTCGGCAAAAGCACGGCGATTGAGACGTTGTATGGTCGGCGGTTCTTCACCGACACGGTGTTCGCCGATCTGCGGAATAAGGAAGCGGCGCAGGGGCTGCACGGCAAATGGGTGGTCGAGTTCAGCGAAATCGAACAGATCATCCGCTCCGACGTGGAGACGTTGAAGGCGTTCCTGTCGCGCAACACCGATCACTTCCGGCCCCCTTATGAGCGGCACTTCCGCGACGTGGAGCGCCAGGGCGTGTTTTTCGGCACCACGAACCAGCAAGACTACCTGAAGGATACCACCGGCAACACGCGGTTCTGGATGGCGGCGTGCCAGAAGGCCGACGTGGAATGGATCGCCGCCAACCGCGACCAGTTGTGGGCCGAGGCGGCGGCGCGCGAGGCCGAGGGGGATAAGTGGCGGCTGTGGCTCGACACGTCGGAACTCCAGGCCGACGCGGAGCGCCTGACCAGTGCCCGCATGCGCGAGGACATCTGGCAAGTGGCGGTGGCCCGCTGGCTCGACAAGACGGAAGAGGAACGCGCGGCGGCGAAGAAACAGGTCGCCCAGAAGATCGCGACGGAAACCGAGGCGTTCCTGGCGGTCGAGCCGATCTTCATCGCGCGGATCTTGGAGCATGCCATTGGTATGTCAAAAGACAAAATGTCCAAGCAAGCCGAGATGCGGGTGGCGGATGTTTTGAAGGCTCTGGGGTGGGTCGGAACCCGTAATTCTTACTTACCAAAAATCAAAGATAAGCCCGCGCGCGGCAAGACCACGGTCTGGCGCAAGCCTGACGAGGCTCTTGGAGCCGATATTTAGCGTGGATCACCCCCACTTTTTAGTTTTTTAGACAGGTGATCCATGGGTGGTGGATAGGGGTGGGAGACATCAAAAACAGCACACCTCCTAGACCTTTTCTTATAACCACCACCACCTCCACCACATGGGTATGTACATACCACATATAGGATACGCTTATACATAAGCGTTCTATGGCGAGTGAGTCTTTGGAAACGGTGGGGTTGGTGGGGCGGTGGAGATAAATCACCGCTTGATATTATCAAGATTGAATGATCCTATAGAGACATTGACCGCATAGGATGTTTTCATGTCCAATCCGTCTGCTCGGTTTCGCTATCGGATTTTTGGCCAGGGCAAGGTGTTCGCCGGATGCGCGGACCTGGAGGACGCGCGGGCGTTCGCTGAACTGCTGCGCTCGCGGGAGAAGGCGGCGTTCGTCATTTATCAACACGAACAAGGCGAGAAGCCACGCGAGGTCGCGTGGTATCCACCCGAGGTGGGGAGCCAGCCATGAAGAGGCCGAGGAAGCCGCGTTTTGGGATGATCAACCATGAGGAGAGTTGATCCTGGGCGGTCGCACCGTACGCCCATCAAGCATGGCATCCTCGACAAGACGCTCGGCAAGATCGCCGGGGTGATGTCCACGGGGAACAGCACGGTACCCGCCATCCTTCCGCTGCATGTCATCGACATGTGCGCCGGGGACGGGGTCAGCGAACCGGGTCAGACCAGTAGTCCGGAGATCATCCTGAAGCACATCAATTTCGCTCGACTGCATGGCCGTGCGCGGGCCACGTTTTACGAGGGCCAGCCGAACACCTTCGACCGGCTGCGCGAGAGTGTCGCGACCATCGTGGAAACCAATGGATACAGGACCAACAATTTCGAACTGATTTATGGCGACTCCCGCGATCTCCGGATCAGCCGCGCCATCATTGGTCAGGCGATATACGCGCACATCGATCCCAACAGCATGACGACGTGGCCGGTGACCCCATGGGTGTCCGATACGTTCACACCGACGACGACATTTCTCGCCACGCTTGGTTGCAACGTCAACGGGATCAAGCGGCTCGGCTTCGCCTCGCATCGCCAGGAATGGTATCAGCACATGAAACATTTGTTGCGTGTGCCGGAACATCACGACGTGCATCTTTACATTCTGAACCGGGACGATTCGCAGTGGGCCTATCTGCTGCGTATCCCAAGGAAATGGTCCGTCGAGACAGCCGACGACATCTGCAAATACGGTGCCCGTCACTGGCCGAACGGATTACGATACGCCAGCGCGTATGCTGATTCCGACAGGTTTCAGACCTACGTCGATGAATTGTTCCAAACCAAAAAGGAACGCCGCGATGGCTTCGCCTGAACCCAAGCAGCCTGAACTCGCCGACATCCTGCATCACTATCCCGAGATAACCGGCATTCATCCGGCGGCTGACATCTTTCCGATGATGCAGCCGGATGAACTGTTGTCCCTCGTCGCCAACATCAAGGCGCAGGGACTGGCGAACGATGTCGTGTTGACCAAGGACGGCTTACTGATCGATGGCCGCAATCGCGTTCTCGGTTGTTATCTGGCGGAACAGGAGATCCGCTTCCGCCGCGTCGATCCGACCGATCCCATCGGTTGGGCGTGGTCGCAGAATGGCGAGCGTCGGAACCTGAACTCGGGGCAAAAGGCCTGGGTTGGAAATCGGATGCGTGGGCTTTACGAAGATGAAGCTAAAAAGCGCCAGGGAACCCGTACCGACCTAAAAGGAAACGTCGTTCCATTCGGCGGTAAAGATAACTTTGAGGCATTAATGCCTCAAAGTTCAGAACAAAAAAGAGAGCCACAAGCACGAGATAAAGCTGGAGCCGCGGTTGGGGTTGGCGGCAGATATCTTGATATGGCGCGTGATGTCGAGCGGTTCGCCGCTCCAGAGGTCGCGAAACAAGTTCAGGATGGATCGTTGTCTTTAACAAAAGCACACGCCGATGTGCGTCCACTGATCAAGGCGGCGAAGGAAGAGAAGGCGGCGGCGGAACCAGCGAAGGAACGGAGCCAAAGCCCGGTCGTCACGCCTGATGGCGAGGTGAAGCTGGTGCCGACGCCAGCGAAGACGACGTTCAATGCGACCAACGCTAATGTCGAATGGGCCTCGTGGACATGGAACCCGGTGACGGGATGTTTGCATGGCTGCGAGTTTTGTTACGCTCGCGCGATTGTTCACAACGAACAGATGGCGCCGAACTATCCGTTCGCGTTCGAACCGGCGTTCTACGAGCATCGGCTGGCGGCACCGGTCAACACGAAACGACCGGCGTCGGCGGATGAACCTGGGCACGAGCCGGATGGCCGGGTGTTTGTCGGATCGATGGCGGATCTGTTTGGCAAGTGGGTGCCGGATGCCTGGATCAAGGCGGTGTTCAAGGCGTGCATGGCGGCATCGGAATGGGAATACCTGTTCCTCACCAAGTGGCCGAAACGCTACTCGCTGTTGGCCTCTCTGCCGCACGCCTGGTTCGGCGCGTCGGTGATCCAGCAATCCGACGTGAAACGGATCGAGAGTAATATGAAAAGCTTCTCGACCAGCGGCGTGAAGTGGGTGTCGCTGGAGCCGATGCTGGAGCCGATCCGTTTCAACGACCTGTCGTGGTGCGATCTGGTGGTGATCGGCGGGCAAACCGGTACGCGTCAGCCGACCGGGTATGTCGGTGCGTTCGCGCCCAACTTCGACTGGGTCGTGGATGTGGTGAACCAGTGCCGTGAAGCCGGTGTGCCGTATTACCTGAAGCCGAACCTGATGGGCACGGCTCCTGGCATGGTGCTGCCAAAGGGAACGCCGAGGCGCGTCGCGTGAGTGGCGCGGATAAGGCGCGTGATCTGGTGATCGCCGCGCGGGCGACGAACATTCGTCGCTCCGAGGATGAAATGAATTCCGGTTTCGCGTCGCCGGAAAGAGGACCGTATGATGTAACGGTTCGTACCGTTATGTGCGCCCTCATGGCCGGGATGCAAACTGACGACTGGAACTGCGTCGCTGAAGCCTACGACATTTTGTGTTCGTTGCATCGTGGCGCGTTCAAAACAAACTTTGATCCGATTTGCGACAGGTGAGTCAGTGACCGGCGACCAGCGCGAGGCGACGGTGCGCCACTGGGTGGAGTGCCATGGCCTGTCCACGCGTGTCGCGCGGCTCCTGGCCAATGATGGGTTTCACAACGTGGCGTCGTTGCGCTCGGGCAAGTGGATGCTGACGCCGCGCTGCGGCGAGAAGATGCGGCTGGAGATCTTCAGGTTGTTGGGAAGGATCGAAGATGGGCGAAAATGACATGAGCCATCGACTGGCGGACGTGTCGCGCGCGGTGGATCTGACCCTGGTCACCGCGCACGGTCTGCTGCACGATCTTCTGGCGCACCATGAACGGGTCGGAACAGCAATGCCGCCATTCATTGTTCAGTCGGGCGAACTCGGGGTCGAGGAGAACAAACGCACCGCGATGGCCGACGCGCTGCGCGCCTACGGTGGTCAGCCGGGGCCGCTGTTCAACCTGTGGTGCCATTTGGCGGCGTTAGACCAGCTACGCACCGCGTGGCTGGGAGGAAGATGATGGGCATGCCGATGACGAATGACGCGGTGAAGACCTTGCGTGAATACGTGAAGCGAGCGGCGTGGGACATGGTTTATGCCGAACATATGCGTCTGCTGAATCGGCGGCGGCTTTCTTTCATCAAGGAAATCCTGCGCCGCGGCGGATTTCCCACGGACATCCCGGCGTCGGGAGACGACGACGAAAGTGATGAAGATACCTGCCTGACCGTTGAGGAATTCGCCGCCTGGATGATCTCCGATGCGAAGACCAGCATTGAATTCCATGAAAATAATATGCCGCGCTACACGGCGAAATTCGCTTGCGTGCGGATCATGGTCGATCAAATCGATTGCGGCCTGGATGTCGAGGACGTCCTGCGCGGGGTGCGCGCCGAGATGGAAGAGAAATGGCCGTTGCTGGGAGCGGGGGGCGAATGACCCGCCAGGTCTACGAGGTCGTCTTCGCGTGGACCGAGATGACCCGCGACATCGCCTGGAAGGCGCGAATGGGCGACGAGGGCGCGGAGCGGGTGATGTTCATGATGGAAATGATGGCGACACGCTGGCTCGACGATCCGGCGCGCTCATGCTGTCTGTTGTGCGAGCGCACCGTGACGCTGGACGACTGGCACCTGGTCGGCGGGCTGTTCGATGATAACGATGATCTGCATTTCACGTTCTACGTCTGCGACGATTGTGGACCGCCGTTGAAAATGAACCTGATGGCGACGATCAGGGACAAGATGGCCAGGGTCATGCACGCCGACGTCAGGCTGATCCACGGCGTGGGGCCGAACGGCGAGGGGCACGCCTGATGCGGTTCGTCAGTTTGTTCAGCGGCATCGAGGCCGCGTCGCTGGCATGGGCACCGCTCGGCTGGGAGTGCGTCGCCGTCGCGGAGGTGGAGCCATTCCCCCGCGAGGTCTTGAGGGTACGGCACCACGCCGTGCCTAATTTAGGCGATGTTAGATATATTAACGAGGATGTTATTCGGGCGCTGGGTCGTATCGACGTGGTGATCGGCGGATTTCCTTGCCAGGATGTCAGCATCGCGGGGAAACGCAGGGGGTTCAAAAACGCCGATGGAAGCGCCACGCGATCAGGGCTTTTCTGGGATGCAATGCGATTTGTTCAGCGGGCCAGGCAGCATTGCGGATGCCGCTGGGTCGTCATTGAGAACGTCCCCGGATTGCTCAACTCCCACGATGGATACGACTTTGCTGGCGTGGTTGGCGCACTATGTGGGACCGGATTTGACGTTCCGCGAGACGGCTGGCGAAACAGCGGTTGTGCTGTCGGACCAGGCGGGATGGTCGAGTGGGGCCTGTTGGACGCGCAGTGGTGGGGACTGGCGCAGCGGCGCAAGCGTGTGTTCGTTGTCGGAGACTTTGGAAACTGGGCCGATCGATCGCCGGTACTTCTTGAGCGAGCGAGCATGCTTGGGAATCCTCCGGCGCGCGAAGCGCCGGGGCAAAGTGTTACCCACCCGGTTGCACAAAGCTTTGGAGCAAGTGGCCGGGGTTACAGCCGAGGTGGTGAAACCAGAGGCCAGGATCCCGTCGTCGCCGCCCCCCTTGGGGGCACTCCTCTGAAGCACGGCTGGCGCGGCGACCTCGATCAGGAAACCTTCGTGGCCGCTTACGGCGGCAACCGCCAGACCGGCGAACTCGACGTGGCGACCGCGCGCAACGCGCACCCCGGCGGCGCGCGATACGATTTCGAGACGGAGACGTTCGTGGTGCCGCCGCTCCGCGCGTCGGACAGGACGGCGGCGGCGGATGGCAACCACACCGAGGCGGATGGCCTGATCTCGATGCCGCTTTTCGCGATGGCGCTGACCCGCGGCGCGGCCAGCGCGGGAAAGGGCGGCTACGCGGGGCGACGGCAGGAGGACGATGTCAACCTCGTCAGCCACGCGCTGACCGGCGAGGGGTTCGACGCGTCGGAGGATGGCACGGGCCGGGGCACGCCGATGGTGGAGATCGGGGCCGGCGTACGGCGGCTCACGGTGACCGAGTGCGAGCGGCTGATGGGGGTTCCGGATGGCTACACCCAGGTGCCGTTCCGCGGTAAGGCGGCGGCGGATGGGCCGCGCTACCGGGCGCTCGGCAATAGTTTCGCGGTGCCGGTTATCAGGTGGATCGGCGAGCGCATCCAGCTGGTATCGAAAGGGGAATGAACATGCGGGTGAGCGAGAGCGACGAACTGCTGCGGGCGCGAATCGCCGAACTGGAACGCGTGGTGGCGGATCTTACCCGGCATAATCTGGAGTTGCGGGAGACGGTCGCGGCGTTGCTGGCTCCGACCCGCGCGCCGGTCGAGACGATGGGCGGTCGGTTTGGATAATGACACCTAAAGAAGCTGGAATTCTTGCTCGTGAGGCTATCAAACGAGGCGAACTGATACGCAAACCATGCGAGGTGTGCGGTATCGAGAAAACACACGCGCATCATGATGATTACGACAAGCCATTGGATGTCAGATGGCTTTGTTCCAGTCATCATCATGAGGCGCACGGAAAAACGGCGGGTGGTGGGCATCGCTGGAAACGTCCCGATGGCTACAATCCACCGCCGGTCGTCATATCTCGTAAACCGGGGACGATGGTTCTGATTGATGATCTGAACTACGCCAAATCGGAGCCATACAATCCGCCAAAGATCGTTCTCTATCGGCAAAAGAAATCCGACAGGGTTCCTTATGAGAAGAGGACGACGTGGCCGAAATGGTGGGTCGATCAACTGGCTCCGGAGGAAAGAGCGAAGTATCCCGTGGCTGATACGTGGCGCAGCTAGTGGTCTGGGTTGTCGAAAAGCTTACCACAATGAAGTGAAAATGGGTGCTTCCGGATGATAAAGTATTGATCTTAAAACAGCATCCCAAGAAACGAGACGAGACGATTATGTATTCCCGTAAATCGGTGGACTCCTACAATGGATAACGCGGCGGGATAGACGCCGCATCATCCATGGGAGACTTCACCTTGAAGAAATTACTCTACGCGGCCACGGCCTTGAGCGCCATGGCATTCGCTGGAGGAGCGAACGCGACGCTCCAGATCAGCGCCAACGTCAACGGCTCGCTGTTCGCCTGTGCCGATCAGCAGGTAAGCTGCGACACCAATCTGACCCCTGGCATCCTCGCCATCGCCGATCAGTTGATCGGTGGCGTGCAGTTCCTGGGATCGGCGCAGACCCAGGTCATCGGCGCGACCAACTCGCTCAACACCTCCACCTTCCAGATCAACAACCTGACCGGCGGCACGGTGCCGATCACGGTGGCGATCTCGGGCACCGACTTCCAGGGGCCGGTGCTGGCGTTCTCGGCGTCGGGATCGGGCACGTTCCAGACCGCCAATGGGTCCAGCGCCACGCTGACGTTCTGGGGTGACGTGCTGAACGATCAGGGGGCCGACACGCCCACCGATCTGCCGGGTGTGTTGCTGGCGACGATGACGGAAGTCGCGTCGGGCGATACGGATTCGTTCAACCAGGACTTCAATGGCCCGTTCGTTGGCGGTGGGGCTTACTCCATGTCGCTGGGGACCACCGGGTTCTTGACGGCTGGCGGATCGCTGGTCGGTCGCTCTCAGGCCATCGTCACCCGTGAGGATGTTCCGGAACCCGCGTCCCTGGCGTTGTTGGGTGCCGGTCTGGTGGGTTTGGGGCTGACGCGGCGGAAGCGCCGCGCTAGCTTCGACGGGTGCGCGGCATGAAGGGTTCTATCCTCCTCGCCGCGTCTGTCGGGATCGCCGTGTTCGCTAACATGGCGATCCCGGCTCCGGTTCAGGCGGCGCTGACGGTCACGACACTGGCCAACCCGGTGCCGCAATCCCTTAGCGCGCCGTGCATCATCTGCGGCACCAACGCCGGAAGCCAGCCGTCTGGGTTCGGCTATAACGACTTCAGCAACCGGGGGAGCGACGCGGCGTTCAACACGTTTTCCACCAACATCGCCAATGGCGGGCCGTTGGTGGGCGATCTTGAGGCTAATGCGTTGCCCTACACCGGGGCCTTTCTGGAGGCGTTTTTGAACGCGGGCGGCACCGACCCGTTGTTTAAATTCGGCGTCGTGATCGACGTGAACACGGCGCAGGGCGGTGAGACGCTGAATTCGTTTCAGCTTCTCGACATCAGCAAGCCCGCCGGTCAGCGGGTGATCTTCGACCTCGCCGGTCTGCCGCTCGCGTTGCCGGATATCCAGAATGGCAACGGGAAAGGGGACTATTTGATCAGCGGCTTCGATTTGTCACTGGGTTGCCGTGACAGCGGCCAGTTTGTCCTGGCCGATTGCGTGATCCAGCCGGGAGACAATCTGCTGTTCCACGCGGCGTGGAGTGGTGCCAGCGACGGCGCGGAAAGCTTCTACCTGGTCATCGTGCCGACCGCCGACGACGTGCCGGAACCAGCGTCGATGGCGGTGCTTGGCATGGGGCTGGCGGGCCTGGTGGCGGCGCGTCGGCGTCGTCGTGCCTGATGGTGTAGCCCGGTTGGTCTTCCTCGTGTTGGCCTTCTGGGCGGTGATTTGCCTCGCGGTCTGGACCGCGTGGTGACGAGGTTGGCCTGGGCATCCCCACCCCCGTCCAGGCCAACAGGCGGTGTTTATTAGCATTTCACACCGCCAAGACCCCCAACTGACCCGGCGCTTTTAGCAAAGCGAGCGCCGGGTCTTTTTTTAGTTCGACCAGCGGTCGCCTTTGATGACGCCGAGAACGGTGGTGCTGGTGAGTTCGGTGTTCAGGATTTTCAGGGTCCGGTCCATGGTGGCCAGCTTGACGTGCAGCGGTGCCCAGGCCTGGAAATCGGCGAGAACGTCGGCGTGATATTGTTCAAGCGGCGTGAGGACGGGAGTGGGCGATGGGTCAGGCACTGATGGTGGCGTGGCTGGTGGCGGCGGCGGCGGTGCCGCTGGTGGCGGTGGCGACGGTGGTGGTGACGCTCCAAGGAATTGTATCGGAGCCAGGTCCAAGACAGGGCGTGCCGCCAGAACCGTGCTACCCGATGGAATCTGGGTCAGCCCGAATACCGTGTTATCGCTAAGGCTGACAGGATGATTGCCAGGGTTAAGTAAGAGATAACCTGAACCCTGATCATTAACGATTGTGTTGCCGGTAACCGTGGCCCCGGTTTGGTAGCCCGCCGGAATGCCCTCTTCGCCGTATGCCAGGATCGCGGGGTTCTGGCTGTTCGGGCCTTGCTGGATGACGTTGCCGGTGATGGTGGCGGCACCGCCGTTCGGGAGGTCGATGCTGTAGCTGGCCGATCCGTTGTTGTCGAAGATCCGGTTGCCGGTGATGACGTTGTTCTGGGCGCGGGATTTGACCTCGTGGCCGACGACGGTGTCGTGGATATAGCTGTTGGTAAGCGTGAATTCGCTGACGGGACCAACGTAGATGCCGTGGGTATGTCCGTCGCCGCCGAGGCCGTTTCGGGCGAACTCAGAATTCGTGATGGTAATCGACCCGCTGAGATCGGCGGCACCGAGAAGACCCTCCTGGTTGTCGTGGATGAACACATTGTCGAGGGTGAGGTTGCCGCCCTGGTAACGGACGCCAGCGCCATTGGCGTCGGGCACGGTCACGCCGCTGATGTCGAAGCCCGAGATGGTGACGGTGCCGCTCTCGGTGATGTAGGCCTTGCCATCGGGTGGTTGAGCCTGGTTGGTGACCAGCTTTACCCAGCCGCCGATGGCGGTGAGGGTCAGGTCGTGGGTGATGTTGAGCCAGTCGTTCGTATAGACACCGGCCTGGACGGTGATGGTGTCGCCGGCGGATGAGGCGGCGACGGCGGCGGCTATCGTGGCGTAGGTTTGGTTCGATCCGACCGAGAGGGTGGCCATGGGTCGCTCCTTGGTGCGGGAGCGGAGGTGTCGCATGTCGAAGCTGAGTGATCCACCCGTGGCCGAGATGGCCGAGGCGCTGAAGGCCAAACATGGCATCGAGGTGTTGGTCGAGACGGGCACATACGAAGGGGATTCGACCCTTTGGGCGGCGGAACGATTCCGCCATGTCTACTCAATCGAGATCGATCCTGACCGGCGGGATCTGGCGATGGAGCATTGCGCCGCGCATTCGAACATCTCGTTCCTGACCGGCGATACGCGGTTCTGTCTGCCGTTCGTGCTGTCGGCGCTGGAGGAGCCGGTGATGTTCTGGTTGGATGCTCACGCGGCTCCCGGCCTGTTCGGATCAGCGGACGACTGGCCGGTCATGCATGAACTGGCGGTCATCGAGCAATCACAATTCCATCATGTGATTCTGATCGATGACGCGCACTGTTTTCTGCCGGGGACGCCGCATCCGGCGTGCCCGCCGCTCGCCGCGGTGGAGAAGTGGGCGCTGGCGTCGGGCTACGACTGCGCGGTCAAGGGCGACGTGATCGTGTTAACGCCGGTTGCCTGACCGCGTGACCGGCGGCGAGGGAGCGGGGCCTGACGGGGGCGGCTCACCTTTGAAGGCGAGGGTGGGGTTGTCGAGCGCCCAGACATCGTAACCGTTCCGGAGCGTGTTGGAGAGGCCGATCATCGAGCCGAGGGGGCGGGCGGCACCGTTGTTCCTGGCCAGGAAGGTCAGGAAGTCGTGCAGGGTCAGCCGCGCCATGTCGGGCACGAACACCGCCGGGTGATCGTACTTGGCCCACTGCGGCGACAGGATCGGCGGCGTTTCGGGGGCCGGGGCGGCGAGCGATCCAAGGATGATCGGGATCGGCGCGTGCTGCCCGGTGACGGCGGGCTTGTTGGGATCGGGCGCGGCGTCGGCGGTGGGTAGGGCGACGATGCCCTCATCGACCAGCCAGCCCAGCGCGTGGTTGTCCCACAGGCGGCACCAGGACACGCCATCGGGAGCGTACTCCATCGACAGGATGATCACTTCGCCGGTCGCCGGTATCGCGAGCGTCATGGTGCGGGCCTCCGTTCGCGTTTGGTAATGGCTGAATTTTCGGTCAGGTGCAAAAGATTGGGTGGTCGTTTTTGGATCAGGTGCAAAGAATTGGGGTGCCGCGTTGGGGCCTGGCCGGGTGGTTCAGTTTTAAATGAACCACCCGTTTTCAGGCGCTTTATTCCGGCGCGGCCAGGCCTTTTTGAGGTATGTTCTTGCCGCGTTGACCCCTGGTGCGGGGCGGCGGCGGCGGGTGCCGGATCATCCACGCGGCGGCTGATTCGACCCAGGCCAGCGCGTCTTCCGGCGCGCGGTAGGTGTCGTAACACCACAGCTTGACGGACGTGGATGAGATGCCCAGGTGGCGCGCGAAAGCTTCGCGCGACCACCCGATTGTCCGCAGCGCGGCGTCCAGGCGTTGCCCGGTGGTTTGTTTCATCACACCTCCTTCCTGGCGGTGCCCGCGACCGCCATGGCCAGGGGGATCACCCAGCCGACGAAGGTCCAGCCCAGGAAAAAGTTTAGGATCATGATCGATCCGGAATCCGCCAGGCGGCGCTTGCCCGCGACAAGGGCGGGCAGGAAATACAAGGCGATCAAGGCCGGGATGGCCACGAGGGCAAGCGCCACCTGGCCGATTTCTTCGATAGTCATGGGTTTCCCTCTCTGGGGTTTGATCGTCGGGCGTGATTGCCTGGCCATCTCGCTGGGTGCCCTGGACTGTCCAGGCACACCCGGCGGCATGGTCAGCCGCGTTGGGCGTCGAAACGATTACCCTTTGAAAGGTTTTCGGCCTGGGTCAGGTATTGCAGGTTCCAGGGGACATGCAGTCCGCAGACAATCTTGTTTTGCAGGGGCACGATGTGATCCACGGTCAGGCCTTCAGGACATGCGGCGTAGACATCCAGTAAGGCGCGTCGATCCACCCATGATGGGCACGCCTGTTTCTTGGCGGCGCGACGCGCGGCGTTGATGGCGCGCCGTCTGCCTGGGTTATCCGCGAACCATTGCTTGAGAGCGGCTGCCACGTATCCAGGTTTCCTGGCTCGCCACGCGGCATGTATGCGCGCCTTGACCGCTGGATCTTTTAATGCGTCGAGTTCCGCTCGGCGGGCTTTGTATTCGATGGCATGCTTCGCGGAGGCGGCGTTCTTGCGCGCCGGATCTTTCGCGTAGCACTTCGCGGTCACGAGGTTGCTACATGGGACGCATCCGAAACTGGCGACCCGACGCTCGGCTACATGTCCATGTGGGCAAGGTTTCCCGGTAAAATACCGGGTCAACCCTTGTGCCTTTGCTTCACGTTGAGAGATCACGTTCATATGTCCGCGGCTTCCTTCACGAGATCGGTGGGGCCGCGGTGGCGACCATGCTGGCCCTTGGCCAGGCGCACGGTCATGCCGCGATCCCCTTGATGATCGGCAGGATGCTGATGGCGAAAGCGACCTTGGCGTGACTGCCCAGGCGGGTGGCCAGGAACGGCCTCGCCCGGTTGGTGGCGAAGCCGGTCAGCCGGTAGTCCCAGCCCTGGTGGCGGAACACCTTGCCGTAGTCAGCCGGGGTCAGCCCGAATGCCTCGCACCAGGCGTTGAAGTCGGCCTTTTCCCTGGCGGCGATGGCGTCGGTGTCGGTGACCTGGAACACCGTTTTGGCGGTGAACTTCAGAGGTTCGTAACTGCCGCCGCCTGGCATGACCGACAGGCCGTATTTGGCGGCGATGGTGGCCGTGGCGGCGGCGATCTCCGCGTTGAGCGTCCTGCACATCGCGGGCGTGAACTCGGTAACCTTGTTGCTCATGGGTTTCCCTCTCTGGGATTGATCGCGGGCGGGATGCCCTGCCATCTCACCGCGCGCCCTGGACGGCCCAGGCACGCGCAATGAGAGTTCAGGGGTTGGTTCAGGCCACCTGTGCGATGAGTTGCGATGTCGTGACGGAGTCGGGGGGCAGGATCGTGTATTCGCGGCGCAGGACTTCGATGGCCTTGGCGTCCTGTTTTTGGGTCAGGTGCAACCAGCGGGTGGTGCCACGCGCGCCGGGGTAGATGAGGGCGGGCTGGACGCTGGCGAGGTACCAGCCGGATGTACGGCGCACGAGTTCAACGTGCGTGCCCTTGGCGGTGTATTTGTACGCGTTGGGCAGTTGATCGCCCGAGGTGGCGCTGAACACCGCGCCGGGGCGCTCGGCCTTGGGGATGCCCAGGTTTTCCAGGCGCTTCTCGCCCCACGCGGCGATCTGCTGAATCTCGTCGATGAGCGTGTAGGCGTGGGTGGTCGCCTTGCCGTTGGCGGCGCGCAATGCGTCGTGGATGGCCTTGGCGTTTTCGGTGATGATCTTGATTTGCTTCGTCATGAGTAGGGTTTCCCTCTGGTCAGATTGATGGGGTGGACGCGTTCGCGAGGCTCTGGAGGTGGTCGAGGTCAAGCATGTCCTCGACCTCCCGGAGGGCTTCGCGCCGGGTGGCGAAGTAGCCGCCGATCCATTCGCCCGATTTACGGGATGGATGGTTGACGTTGGTGATGATGCCCCAAGGGGCGCGCGTGGAGCCGATGGGGCGTCCCCGCGTCACGTTGTAGCCAGCGGCGCGGGCTTCTTTGGGTGTCATGGTTATCGGGTTTCCCTCGTGGTGTGTGGTGGTGGCCCGCTCCATGGGGAGCGGGCCGGGTTGATCAGTCGATCTCGCGGATGGTGATGGTGTCGCCGGGAAGAAGGAAGGCAGCGCCCCGGATCATTTCCAGCACTGCTTTGGTGATGGCGTTTTCGTCTTTCGTGATGTCGTGGCTCTTGATCATGCGGTAGTCGAGAACGCCGCCGGTATTGCTGAGTGCGACTTTGATGCGGAGGCTCATGTCGGGTTTCCCTCGTGGTGGCCGGTGTTTGCCGGTGACCGATAACTAGTCCCTCGCCGGTGCGGACGCAATGAAGAAATATACGAATTTCGTAGCTTTTTTGCATGGCTGCCATGCGTTTATGAACCATGGCGCTTTGTGCGCCAAGGGTGTCTAAGGGGTGGGCGGGTGCGACGCACCGGCATCAACTTTATGAGGGCAACCCGATGAACTGGACTTTCACCTTTGGCATCCGCATCGACCGCGATCTCCTCGATGAGGAGAAGCAGACCCTGGAGGGCACGGTGCTGCCCGGTGGCACCGCGCACGACACCGCGAAGGTGTCGCTGCAACCGGGTTGGGGCAACCCGCTCACCTTCGACAAGGACATCGCGCACCGCCTGTCCGCGCCGCTGGCGGTGACGTTCCTGGGCTGGGATTCGGATGAGCGGACGGGCGTCGAACCCGGCGACGACAGCGCGTTCTTCTCGGTGACCGTGATGAGCGAAGACTACTTTTTCCTGCGTGGCCTGGCCTTGACCGCCGCGGACGAGTGGGAGGAGGGCGATGTGTCCGACTACGGTTTCCGCCAGGTCGAGGAGGGGGCGTGATGCGGCTGTTCCCGAAAGGCGAGGCGTGGCCCGCCCAGGTCGATGCGACGGCGGTGCTGGAGGCATTCGACCGGGCCATGGCGAACGGGATCAGTTCGCCGGGGCTCAGGCTTGGTGACTTTCGCTTCAAGTTGGCTCCCCCAGCTGGGAAGAACGCCGGGGCGATCTACGTGACGCGCGGGCGCGCGTATCTGGGCAAGATCCTGTATGGCCGATTCATGCCGGTTTCAGACTGCGACCAGGCGACGGCGGATGCCATTGTCGCCGCGGCGAGTGATCCCCTGGCGGCGGCGGTGGCCTATGGCATGGCTACCGGCAGATGCTCGTGTTGCGCCCGGTTGCTTACCAATGACGAAAGCGTGAGGCTGGGTATCGGCCCCATCTGCCGGGGTCGGTACTTTGCTGATGGGGGCAACGATAATGGTGGGGACGACGGGGGAACTGGTCTGGGCTGATTTACGCTGCGCGTGCGGGTCCGATCATATCATGGCCCTTTCGCCGGGTTTTTTCCCCGACGACGGGGCCATGCTTTTATTCGAGGGGACGATCACCCGTGACAGGGTGTGGTGCCTGACATGCTGGCGTGCCGCCTTCGTTTCGAGTACGGGGGCGGGGGCTGTCCTGCCCTGATCTCTGTCGGGGGTGCCGTCTTGGCCGTCAGCCGCTCGCGTCCTGGCTCGCGTGGTGCCGGGTCCGATCTGGGGCCGGGACTGCGGCGGCGACCGGTACGCGACGGGGCTGGCGGCATCCTGCGCGAGCCTGACGTTGAGGTGAACGACCAGGCCGCTGATTTGGACAATCCGAACCGGCGGATGCGGCGAGCCTACCGGGTCGATCCGGTGGAACTGCTGCGCCGCTCGGGCGCGCTGGGAACGCGTGAGGTCGAGGCGGCGGAAGAATTGCGCGATTGCCTGGAGCGGCTGGTCGTGTCGGGTGGCGGGGATGGGGCGAAGGTGTCGCTCTCGGGCTACCCCATGGAGCCGATCTCGGACGCTCAGATGCGGGCATCCCGGAGGGTGCGTGAGGCGCGGGTGACGTTGGGGCCGGTGTTGTGGTCAGGCGTGATCTGGACCTGCATGGGTGGCACCGTGCGGGGATATTGCGAGGTGGCGCGCATCGACCGCCGGCGCGGCACCGACATCGTGGTGATGGGGTTGCAGCGGCTGGCGATCCACTTTTTTGGCGATGGAGTGACGGGATGAGTATTCGGGTGGTGTGCTGGTTTTCATGCGGTGATGCCAGCGCCGTGGCGACCAAACTGGCCCTGGCCAAATACCTGGACGACGAGGTGGCGGTCGCCCGCTGCGTGGTGGCGGAAGAGCATGCCGACAATAACCGCTTCGCGGCTGATTGCGCGGAATGGTTTGGGACGGAGGTCAACGAACTGCGCTCGGTGGATTATGCCTCGTGTAATGAGGTGTGGCGCAAACGCCGGTATATGAGCGGCGTGCTGGGTGCCATTTGCTCGGTCGAGATGAAAAAAAGCGTGCGGCACGCGTTTGAGCGCGCGTGGCATCCCGACGTGCAGGTATTCGGCTACACGGTCGAGGAGACTGACCGGGCGGAACGGTTCAGGTCGCAGAATCCCGAGGTTCGGCTGGAATGCCCGCTGATCGACGAAGGCCTGACGAAAGAGGATTGCCATGCCATCGTGCGGCGCGCGGGCCTCGTGGTGCCCGAGATGTATAGGCTCGGCTTTCCGAATGCGAATTGCATAGGGTGTGTCAACGCGCAGTCGCCCCGGTATTGGAATCACGTCAGGCGGGTGTTCCCAGATGTTTTCGACCAGCGTGCCCGGTTGAGCCGGGAACTGGACGTGCGGCTCGTGAAGGGGACGACGGGCGAGCGCGAGCGGCTGTTTTTGGATGAACTGGACCCCGAGATGGGGCGCGCGGAGGTCATGCCGCCGATGGAGTGCAGCTTGCTTTGCTACATGGCCGAGCAAAAGCTGTGAGCGGTGAGTTTTTGAGTCAGGTGCAAAACGATCTGGTCTAATTGGTCTAAACCTGGTCTAATTGAAAAAGCCCGCTTTTCAGCGGGCTTTTCTTTGGTCAGGTGCAAAAGATGGGGGGGGGTCAGCGGAGGTCTTTTTTCTTCCAGATCGAGTAGGCGTGGCGTCCCTCGACCCGGTAGAAGCCGCCCTGCTCGGTCATGACGATCAGGTACTTTCCCGACGCGCCTTTGACCTCGACCCAGACGCGCTCGGACCATTGGCCGCGGCTCTGGCAGACCTTGATCATGTCGCCTGGCATGATCGTGGCCAGTTCATGCGCCGTGGGGGCGTCGAAGGTGTCGGGGTGGTCGATGTGCATCTGCTGTGCGTCGGTCAGGCCGTGCATGATCGGATAAGTGGCCATTGTCGGGTTTCCCTCAGATTGTTGGATGGTTGGATGGTCAGGCGGTGGCGGTGATGTCGGGGGCGGGGTTGCGCTCGTGGGTGCGGGTGAGGCGCTCCAGCCAGTGGGCGACGGGGCCGGGGACGGGATAGCGCCCAGACGCCCAACGGCGGGTCTGGTGTTCATCGATCTCCAGCCGCGCGGCCAGCCCGCGTTGGGTCCAGCCGATGGTTTCGAGGCACTCAGAGAATCGTTCAGGGGTCATGCTCATGCTCAGAACTCCAGGGTGATCTCGCCAGCCGCGTACTCGGTGCAGCACAGTACCGGGTAGTTAACCGGCTCTTCGAAGGACGCGTTGTCGATGATCACGACGCGGGCGGTTGGGTCGAGTTTAGACAGTTCAGCGATCAGTTCAGCGACGGTCATGTTTGGGTTTCCCTCAATGTGTGTGCGGTGGGGTTATGGCGCGTTACGCGCCAGGACGCAAGGGGGTGGGGGCCGTTTTTTTCGAGTCAGGTGCAAAAGATCGGGCGTCCGTTTTTGGGTCAGGTGCAAAAGATCGGGAGGTATCAGGCCTTGTCGTGGAAATCCGCGAATAAATCCGCGAGGGGATCGCGGCGCGTTTGTTCGCGCGTTTCCTGGCGCGTTTCCTGGCGCGTTTCCCGGCGCGTTTCCTCGAGCGGAATCGCGCGGGAATCCTCGCGTGGTAATCCGCGCAAATCAGGCGGCGGGTTCGCCGCCCAGTGCGCGGCCAGCGCCTCTAGCCAGGCCTCGACCTCTTTGGGGATGGGGCGTTCGCCGCTTTTCCAGCGCCGGAAGCGGCGGTCGTCGGCGTTCAACAGTTTGATCGCGTGATAGTCGCGGAGATCGACCGCGATAAGCAGATCGCGGAATCGTTCAGGCGTCATTCGGGTTTCCCTTCGATTTGGCTGGCCGTGAATCGGCCCGGTCGTATGGCCGTTTTTTTGGTCAGGAGCAAAGCCGGGGGGTCCGTTTTTTTGGTCAGGTGCAAAAGATGGGGGTGCCGTTTTTTGGTCAGGTGCAAAAGATGGGGGGTCTGGGAGAGGAGCCTGATTCGACCAGCGAGGGGTCGATTTGGGGGCCGGAAATTGGCGTACCAGACCGCCGATGGGGGCATAAAATGGCACTCCAACGGGCGCGGACGGGGCGCGCCAACCCCGCGGAAACCGCGGGATTCGTGTTTGGTTGCATCGGGGCACGGCCAGGTTGCGAGGGGCGGGGCGCACGGGTGCCAATGGTGGAATCCGCCGGAACGATGCCGGTGCGGGCGCGGGGCGCGATGCAACCTGGCACCGTTGGAGGGGCGCATGGTTGCGGGCGCGGGGCGCGGGGCAACCCGTGCCGCGGAGCAAGTGTAAGCGGGGGCGGGGCGCACCGATGGGGGCGCGGAACGCTCGCACCGATAGCAGGGGCGGGGGCGCACGCTCGCACGATGGGGCGCGCCAAGGGGCGCACCGTGGGGCGCACCGTGGGGCGCACCGTTCCGCAGCGGGGCGGGGCGCGGGGCACGACAGGGGCGCACCGATGGGGCGCACCGTGGGGGCGCACCGTGGGGGCGCATGCCAGGCGGGGGCGCACCGTGGGGCACGACAGGGGCACGGGCGCACCGATGGGGGCGCATGCCCCATGGGGGCGCACGGGGGCGCACGCTCGCACCGATGGGGCACGACAGGGGCGGGGCACGGGGGCGCATGCCATGGGGGCGCGCCATGGGGCACGACGGGGGCGGGGCACGACAGGGGCGCGCCATTGGAACTGTCAGGGGCGCACCGTGGGGGCGTATGCCAGGCGGGGCACGGGGGCGCATGCCATGGGGGCGCACGGGGCGCGGGGCGGGGCGGGGACGTTGGCAAGCCTGGACTCTCATGAGGGGCGGGGCGGGGCGCGGGGCGCACCGTACGTGACAACGCCCCCGTGCGAAGCGGGGGCGTTATCAGGGGCGGGGCGGGGACGGGGCGGGGCATGCCCCTATGAGGCACCGTACGCCATGGCGCGCCCGTCCCCTGTGAACTCAATATGCGTAGCCGCGGCTACGGGCGCGCCCGTGTCGCGAAAGTGGAATGTGGGGGCACGATAGGGGTTGAATGTGATCTCACGCCCGATGCCAGGCGGGGGCGCGTCAACTATGGTCCCCACGATCCACGCGTGAACCTCGCGACAATGCCTGGACACGACACGCAACCGCCCCGACTCCTTCACGACAAATACGGGCGCGGAAATGGTAACGGAGTCCGCGTGGTCAATAACCTTGCCCCGGTTGAGTCCATCGCGCCCCGCGGGCGCGGCAACGGACCAATCCCCGCGGTTGAGATTCTTGTAAATGATTGCGGTCATATGATGAATCCTTAGATGGGGTTGCGTGCGAGGATCAATTGCGCGCGTTCGTAACGGCCGCGGGCTTTGGCCTGGCCGCGCATGGCGCGATTCTTATCGGCGATGCAAATTGAGTCGCCCCATTGGGCATGCTCCGCGGACATGAGACCGCGGGAAACCATTAGCGCATGCCATGCGATGGTGCGGTCATTGTGCGCGATGTCACGGGCGAATCGCGCCATGGATTCGAGGGCGTTGGCACTCGCACGGGTTGCTTTGATGATCGCGGCCAGGTCTGACATTAGATCGACTCCCTACAGACACAGAACGAAAACTGAAGCTTGCCGATGCGGAAAAAACGCATGCCACCGCGGCGCGTGTAACGCGCCCGCGGCAATTGCCAATCAGTAACGGTGTGCAAGCCTACCGCGGAAAACCCGATGATGAGGAAAGATGTCAACATGGTATGATCCTCGCGTTTCAATGTTTGTGGTACGAAACATTCTCAACTGTATGGTCCCAACATGCGCGGCAATCCTGGCACGCGTTCCCCTGTAGGGGAGCGGGGCACGGGCGTCCCTTGGCGGGGGCGTTCTGATGTACGGTTGACGTGGTAGGCCATGCCTGAGTCGGTGCGCCGTCAACCTTGGTCGCTGACACGCGAATACAAAGGTTGCCTGGCACGATGCCGCCACTCTTACGATACGCGGCCAGGATTCCGGCTTCACGAGTCGGCAACCAATGGCGAATCGTTGGCGTGCGCCGCGCAACCTCGCAAATCATTGCCAGGTGGCGAATCGATTGGACATCGCCCGCATCATGCCAACGGTGCCAACCCGGACTTTTCAACTTACGATGCACGCGCCCGTCGATCAGGCCATGGGCTTTGAGAATCTGGTAAACCATACCCTCAACCCATTGGGGATTCGCGAGCGATGCCAGGCGAGTCGCCTGACTCTTAATGACGCTCGGATAGGTGTAATTATTCTTGAGGGCGTAGCAGTTCTCGCATGTGGTCCCCGCGATCTGCGCCAACTTGGCGCCCAAGATGCAAGCGAAAGCGGGAATGCCATAGGACGTGCCAGGCATCTTGCTAGGGAAGCCTAGCGTTCCGCACGCGCATCGTGCGGCTTTTAGGGTCTTGATATCGGCGATGGCCAACATGATTCGGGTTTCCCTCTGAGTTAGTTAAAGATGACCGCGGCCGCGGCCACGATGGCGCATTGCGTCAGTGCGATTGTGATCAGGACCGTAAAGATGTCGCGTATTTGCATGTGGGTTGCCCCTTGTGTGGCGGGGCGCACCGTGCGCCCGCATCCGGTCCCCATGGTATGGCGCACAATGCGCCCCCGACGCAAGCATTGATTCGCCTGAATCGCTCGCACCGGCGAAAAAAACCGAGTCACCTGAGTCGCTTATGGTGCCGGCCCCATTGCCGGCCGCACCGATGGCGCGCCCCACGATGCGGGCGTGTCTCATGAGACGGTGACTCCGTCTCACGCTGATTCCGCGGACTCGGCCAGCGACCAAAAAACGATACAAACCGGCTGAATCCCATGGGAACGGGCGCACCGATGGGGCGCACCGATGGGACGGGGCGCGGGGCGCACGCTCGCACCGATGCGAGGGGCGCGGGGCATTAGATCAGGCAAGGGGCGGGGACGGGGCACGGGCGCACGCTCGCACCGATAGCAGGGGCGCGGGGCACGGGGCGGGGCACGACAGGGGCGCGGGGACGGGGCGCACCGATGCGAGGGGCGCACCGATGCGAGGGGCGGGGCACGACAGGGGCGCACGGGGCACGGGGCGGGGCGCGTGCGGGGGCACGATGCAACCCGCACCGGCGATGACGCGATCGATTGGAGGGGCACGCAACCCGCACCGGCGATGACGCGATCGATTGGAGGGGCACGCAACCCGCACCGGCAGCTGCTTGCGTTGGGCGGGGACGGGGCAACCATTGCGCGACTCGGGCGCATGCGAGCGTGGGGCGCACCGGCATTGCAACCGCGGCATCGGGGGCGCGTGTGATGGGGGCTGGGGCGCGCACGTATTTGGTGCATTGTTGAGTGATCATGACAGATCAAAACGAAAAAACGGCGGATATCCGCCATATTCTGCGGTTGCACATCCCCCCGGTGCGAAAACGTAACGACCGGACCCCACAC